ATTTCAACCTCCAACAATGCCATCTGGTCTTGAGCCATGACCCGCTTCAGGGCGGCTTCCATCAGGTTGGCATCAGGGTCGTAGACTGTTTTACTCTTCTCTTCCTCTTCCCTTATATGGTCAGCCAACTGTTCTTGCAACTTGAAAAATTGGGATAGCTGGACAACGATGTCTGCCATGACTTGGGTTTCGTCAACAGCTACATAGGTTTCCTTCTTTTTCGCCACAGGCTTTGACGCGTCTTGTTTTGTTCCAAAGAGCTTGGACCAGAACCCACGGACTTCGTTTGCGACACCAGCAACGTCATTGACGACTGACTTAATTTCCATAAAGGATGTTTTAGCATCTTTATAGAGTTTGCATCCTTGCTTGATGGCGGCAACGCAGGCGTTAGCAGCAAACAGGATGCTGAGCGGGTCAATTTACAACCCCAGTATTTTCTTAATTAACTCGCCAGCAAAGCCTGGACCAAGCAACACAGCCGCAATCACCACATAAAGCAAATACTCAATGCGGGTCATACGCTGTGAACCTGAAACAAACGACTTTTCAATGGCGGCATACCTCTCAGCGCAAACCGCCTCATGCACCGCCAGCTTTGTGTCGGTATCTTCAATCATCAGATACCCTCGCCCTGCACGATGTAGACAGTAGCCGCTGCTGTTGCAAGACCGCTAAAAAACGATGTGCGAGCAAAGCGCAGAATCTCTACAGCACCAGGCACTAGCACGATGGCTGGGCTTGGATTACCTGAGACTGGTGCAACAGCGTTTGCCGTAGCCAATGCCGCAGTCGTGCCAACACCCAAAAACACCGTATAAACGCTGTCATTGATGATGCGGTATTGACCCGTACCCTGTGCATCCAGCCGCCCGTTAACCAGCGCCTGAACGCCAGCAGGGGCACTAGCAGCCGCAGGAACTACTACGGTCTCGCCAAGTGGTGCAAATGCAATTTGTGAATTAGTAGACATATCAGACCCCTTGTGCAGCAATGGCTGCTTGATAGGCCGCAATCACTTCAGCCGTGTGCGTTGCAGCGCAAATGACCTTCACACGGGCATCTTCGCCGCTGTAGTCATCGCCTGGGGCAACAACGTGGCGGTGAAACTTGCTGCTGATTTCGATGCCATCTTCTTTAACGGCGGTTTTGGTGCGAACTTGAATTGCGCCATTTTCAACAACTTCAATCAAATCAACAGAGATAACTTTTTCGAGTGGCATAGTATTTCCTTTTAACAGTTAATTTTTACAAAGAGCCAGCAGCAATTAACATCCATGCGCTGCCATTATATTGAACGTCACACCAAGCCCCAATTCCCAAGGCTTTTAGTGGACCTGTTCCTACATTCAAATTAAAAGCACCAGTTGCGCTAGATGTTCTAACAACTCTAAACATTGAACCGTTATTCACATTAACAGTTGATAAAGTTACAGCCCTATCAGAAGTTAAAGGAGTAGTAAATATCTGTGTAGGTTGGCTAGAGTTTGGAAATAAAATAACAGCCGCATCGCCATTATCAGCAGACACTTGGTTGTATTGCAATGGTGGTGTAAAGGTAACAGACGCAGGATACATTCTATTTGATAAAAAATATAATGCTTCTTGATAGGTATCAAACTGAACGGCAAAAAAGCCGCCTAGTCTAATAGTTGTGCTTGTTGCAACAGCTTGTAATTGAAAACCAAAACTTGCGTTAGATGCAACTTTAGTAATTCCCGTATAAGTTTGCCATGTTGTATTGCTAATGTTTCCAAATGTAAACAACGTTTGTGCGCCAGACATTTGAATTAGTGGGGTATCACCAGTCATTTTTCTAACCGCTAATCCACAAACTACATATTTTCCAATAGTGGGATTGCCAACGCCAGGTGTGTATGTTTTTTGTGTAGTTGTATAGGTTATTTCTTGGCAAATTGGAAATGTAACCCCATCAGTGACGCCAGTTGATACTGTAGTTCCACCACCAGTAAATGATATTGGATATAGACAAGAATTTTCAAACAGTAAATTACCACTGTAGTTATAACTAACGCCAACAAAAGCGTTATCACCAATAACTGATGGTCGATGCTCATTCAACGCAACTTGCCCAGGCGGTATAAATGCAGCGTCATTAGTTTTAGTTAGTTGAAAATTTGCACTATAGTGACAGCCATTACTTGCATCAACTGTCAATGGCCCAATAGTAGCCGCGTCAGGGCAAGCAATATCTATTCGATTTAACTCCATATTTCTAAAAATAACTAACCCAGTATTTCTAATATAGTGTTCTTGTGCTGTTCCATAAACGTCATTATCGATTGAAATATTAGTTCCAAATGCATTAGCTTCTAACCAAGGGCCATCAAGAACAATGCCAGGAGACCAATCGTTATTTCTAAAATACTTTATAAACAAAATAAAGCCTGGGTTGGCTTCAATAATGCAAGAACCATCAACATATAATTGGCCTGTTGAACCATATGCGCTATCATAATAAAATACAGCTTTAGCGGCGGCTGAAAAATGGCAAAGGTCATTGAAGCTGTCGCAACCGCCGTGCATAATCGCGGGAAGGTCTTTAGAATGAACATGGAAATTAGCGTCATAAAAAACGCAACGATTAAAAGTGTTGCCAATATTTCCGCATATTTTTGCAAAACATTTATCAAAATCTTGAAATTTAACCCGATTACATTCAATTCTGCCAGTAAGATAATCAGCAGTTGTTTTTCCTAATTGTATGCCAATGGCTGTTTTAGTTCCAACAGGACCAATAAGAGTCATATCATTAAATACGCCCTGTAAGTCCCAAGTTGGGTCGTTAGTAGTAAGAATAAAACAGGCGTTTGATAATGTGGTTTTAATAGTAGTTGCTTGCATACCTTCACCTTGCCAAGTATGCGCTCTATTTAAAGTAAGGTTATTTATTAAATAAGTTCCAGATGGTATAACAATAATACCACCGTTAATTGCTGCATCGGATGCAGCTAAAAAGGAAGCGGTGCTGTCGGTTATGCCAGTACGATCAGCACCAAAGTCTAAAACATTTGTTGGCGCACCGTTAATTAGTGAATAACTTACTTTTGTGAGAGACATATTAAGCCACCTTATAAATACAAGTGCCACGAATCAACTTACTAACCAACGAAGTATTATTTATTGCATTAGTAGTAGTTGTGTCATATAAAGTAAAAGTTGTTGCGTTTGCGTTTAGTGGAGCCATTAGGCCAGGCGTATAACTAGTATATGCAACGTGAAATCCATTCATATCTGAGCCTGTTGCGGTTGTAAATGGCAACCCACCAATTACATTAGTAAAAGAACTTGCTGATGCGGGATATGTAAGCTGAAAAGTAGCAAATACCATGTCGCCTATTTTTGTGTAGTACGCACTGACACCAGTAAAAGTTAAAGAATTTCCACTTGAGTCAATGGGTGTCCAAGTGCCTTCTTCATAGTCAGCTAATAACTCGCTTGTTCCTGTACCTGATGTTGCAGCAAAGTCAATGCCTTTGCCAGATGTGCCGATTACTAGGTTGTCAGATAATTTAATCTTACCTACAACGTCTAATTTTTCTGCCGGTGTTAATATTCCTATACCAACTCGATCATTTGTAGCATCAGTAAACAATAAATTAGCATCTGTGTCGCCTTCAATCCGTACGTTAAACACAGCGCCGATCTCGTTAATCACAAGATTGCTAGTGCCGATAATCATTTTTTCTGTTAATGCGCCAGCAGTCGCAGTCTCAAAATGAAGCTGGCCCTGCTCAGTTGTTGTGGTTGGACTAAGAATAGAACCGTGAATTAGACCGTAGGTTTGTTTGTTGCCTGCTGAGTCTTCACCATTAAATTCAATTTCGCCCAATGTATCGGATGCTGCTGGTGTTGCTGAGTCTCTATATAGATCAAGTAAAGGGGCTGCCGCAGCCCCAGCATCAGTAGATGTCAGGGTTACGTTGGCAAAGTTGCCATCAGAACCACCTTCAACTCGTTGCCATACTGCACCGTTATATGCTATCCAGTCACCTGTACCAAAAAATAATTGGATACCACCAAAAGTCTGCGTTCCAGCAGTACTGACCACATAGTAGTCACCCTTTGCACCTGTACCATCAGCTAAGGTTGGGTTATTGGTAGATGCGTTCCATGTGCCTTTGTAATTTAGTGCACCAAGTGCATTAGTGGTGGTTGAAATTGCTTTTAACATGGTTTATTCCTCAGAATACAAATTCAATGATTGATGTCAATGGTGGCGCTTGCGTGAATGTAACATTGCTACCAGAAACTGTATATGTGTTTTGGTTTTGATATACGCCATTGATGTAGATAAAACCCGGCACAAAAGCTACCGAGAATACTGTCTGTGTACCAGTGCCAGTTGCGTTGACAACAAGATTGCCAGCAGAGCCTGGAAAAGCATTGCCATTCAGCGAGGTGTAGACCACCGTGCCGTTCTTGTTTTGCACTTGAATAGAGTAATCGGTTGCGCTGTAAATGCGTGCTGGTGTTCCTTGGTAGACAGCATAACCCCCACTAGTGCGGATTGGCTGGGCAGCAGCAATCGTCAATGCAGCATCAAAAAATACAGCAATCGGGTTGGTGATTGGATTCAGGTTGACCGTGCCAATCAAGATGTAACCATCCTCAAGCGGCTGTCCATCAACATCCGCAAACGCTGGGAATGGTGGTTCTACTGATAGTGCGGACATTTATGGATTCTCCTGTTATTTGCGCTTGAGTAATTCTTCAATAGCTTTAATCGCATTTTCTTTGTTGATACCACGCAACTCTTCAGCCTTTTCCGCAAGCAATTCTACTGCCCGTCTTGCTGCACCACCTCTCGCAATATCAACACCCGTCTGCATGGCTTCAGCAACCTGACCCTTTAAAGAAGTCTGTGCTGCCGCGCCAAACATACGATCAAGTTCATTGACAAAAATAAGTTGATTGACAATGTCATCTTCAACCTTCATGCCGTATTTTGTAGCAGCTTGATTTGCTTGGTCAAGCGCATCAATCAAGTTTGCTCTTGTGCCGTAATTGCTTGTCAATTTACGCATCGCTACACCAAGGGCTTTATTCGCATTTTCAGAATCAAAGTTGATCTGTGTTCCTGCAGCTTTTTGCAAATCATCAAGCGCACTAATTGTGTCGGAATATTTTTGATTAGCCGCTCTGTAGACTGGGAAAGCATCGCCAAGTGTTGTATTTAAATTTCGTCGCAAGCCTTTAACGATTCTTTCGGCTTCCGCAGTCAAAGGGTTCGCTACGTTTTTTTTGCCATAGTTGACTTGTGTATCAATGAAACGCTTTGCATCATGAACACCCAAGGCATCAGGCGCATCAGTTTTGCTAAGTCTCTTAAGAACGATATTAAGGAGATTCTCTGCTCTTGTGTCGCCTTCAATCCTTGAACCTTGTAGGTTTGCTTTAGCAACACCTTTTGCATCCAGTTCAACTTTCACTCCAATTTTGCCAAGGTCATCTAAAAAGGTATTCATAGCTGGGTCAAAGTTAACGGACTGACCACGCAATTTCGTTTGTGCAATACGGTCAATAGCCTTGCCTGATGTTCTATTGGCATTTGCTAAAAAATCAATTCTGCTTTGTACAGTGTCGCCGAGAATATCTGCCGCCCTGTTTAGAGTTCTAAAGGTCTCACTCTTTTCGCCCATCTTAAATATGTTAAGCATTTTCAGCATGGAGTTACGGTCTTTTTCGGTTGCAGCCTTGATGCTGGCAATCGCGCCATCTTTCCAGCCTTGCTTAATAGCATCAGCCGCCAAGTTATCGGGTACGACCTGAGTTCCTGCAACCCTAAAATTGACAGTATCAACAGAGTCAGGATTTTGCGTAATAACTTTTTTAAGCGTTTCCTGTTCTTGTGGTGATATTTTTCCTTCTACTGTTGCCTTAATGCTTTGCACAGATTCACGAATTGTTGGCGCAGCTTTTGGGGTATACCCAAGTCGTAATTGCTCAATCGTTACTGGCGTAACTTGCTCTCTAATCTCAGCCCCTACTGGTGAAATTAGTTTTGCCGCTTGACCAGTTAGTGTTTTAACTGCCGATGGCACAGATGGCACTATTGCGCCAGCAACTTGTGCGGCAATCTGCCCACCAGTGCCAGCACCTGATTCTTTTGCTACCCCGCCAGCGGCAGCAGATGTTCCACCTGTGACTGTTTGTAGTGTCGGTGTTGTTGCCATCAATCGACCTACTTCACGGGCTACTGGACCCACCGCGGCAGCTTCAACAGCTTTGCCCAAGGCAACACCGCCAGCACCACCACTTGCACCAGCAGTCGTTGTCTGCACAATTCTTTCGGCAGCAGTGCGAGGTTCTGCAACACCAACGCGGGTTAACAAATCTTCAAGCGCATCCGTTGGCATTGTGTATTTCGTGCCAAATAAACTGTTGACCGCGCCAACCACAGGGTCAGCAACCAATCCAGCAAGGGTTGCCGCACCAGCGCCAGCAATAGCGCCTGGTATCGCCCCTACGCCACCAAGTAACGCGCCAGCAGCCCCACCAGCAAGCGCACCAGCAGCAGGCAAAGCCAAGCCCCTTGTAGCCGCCCCAGCAAGTCCAGTTGCGGTTGTTGATGGTTCTCTCTCTTTTTCTACTTCAAGATCAAATTTGTCAAAAATATTTTGTTCTGCGCCAGCTTGGACTTGTGTAACTGGTTGTTGTGGCTGAAGTTCAGTTTGTGCTAATGGTGGTTGCGTAGTTGGGGTAAAAAACGCATTTAATGTCTGGTCATAATAAGTGCCTTGCGGTTTGGCATCAGCCAGTGCAATAGGCAATAACTTAAAACCTTCGGGCGGAGTAACAGAAGCTGCTTTCTCACTTTCAGCGAAGATAGGTGTTCCAGCAATTTCAACCCTAACTGGCGCATCAAATTGGTCAAAAATATTTGCTGCCATTAGTTAGCCTTTAAGTATTGCGAGGCTGAATTGGGGCCATATTTTTTTTCAAACTCACCCTTAAGGCTTGGGTCTTTCCTTAAAAGATCTATTGCACTTGGCGGAGGAATTACTATATTTTTTCCCGCAATTACGCTTTCCTTTGTTGGTGCTATGTAACCAGATGGGGCGGCTCTTCCTGCCCTTTCCTTTAATGAATTTAAATAGACGGGAATTGCTTTTAATTTTTGATCTATAGTCCCTCGTGTGTCAAAGTATTGTGGTGTCAATTCTTCAATCTTTTGTTTTGCTTCATTTTCATTTTGACCTGCACCAGTTGCAGCACGCAATAATGCTTCAGATAATGAACTTGCTGCTTGCACAAACTGTTGGCGTTTTTCGCTTTGTGTTGCACCACCACCCCCTATTAAGGGTAAGGCTTCGAAAAATCCTTTTTCTTCTGCGCCAGTGGGTTTGCCTTCTTTTGTGTACATAGCGCCCAATATATTTTTGTATGCGTTATCAGCTTGTACCAACCAACCAGCAGCTTTGCGTTCATCTTCAGACGCATTGCCAACAGTAGTACCAGTATTTTTGCTTGGCAAAGGGACACCACGTACGGCAGCGTTGTAATCTAACAATGCTATTTTTCCTGCTATATTAAGGTTTTTATTTTCTATAAATACTTTATTTGTTTGTGCTTTAGTTAAACCCGCATCTAAAGCACGCTTTATAACATTGTCAACTTCTGTGCGCTCTGCAAACTTGGCTTTAACAACCTCTTGTTTAGCTTGCGCTTCGCGCAAATCTTTTTCTGCTAGTAGTCGTGCAGGGGTATCTTTTGCTTCAGCAGCTTTTATTTCTGCTGCTGATACGGCTTCATCTGCTTTTGCTACTGCTTCTTTCAATTTTGATGGCGCTTGTGCTTCTTCTCGTATAGTAGAAAGTGCTTTGTCTGCGGCGTCAAGAAACTTAGTGCCTTCAGGTAATCTTGCCATATATAAACCAATCGTTGCTTGCGCCCCAGTTGGGTTCAAGTCAATCAACTTGATGGATGCCTCTGCTGCCTTGGCTTCATCTTCACGACCGCCATTTCTTAATGCCGTAGCTTGGTCTTTAAGCATTTGTTTTGCAATATCAAGTTGCCCTGATTTAACAGCAGAGTAAACTTGACCACCAAATTTCAAATCGCTTTCCTGCATTGCTTTGGTTTTTCTTTCAAAGCCTTGCGTTACGATTGCGGCCTGATCTTTTGGCAAAAAAGCCGCAATGCGCTCATAATCTGCGGCTGTTGCATTGGGGTTTTTGTACAAATTTGCAAGGTCTGTTTGCCGTTGCTGTGCTTGTACCAATGCCTTGTTTTCAAGTTCACGCTTTTGCTGTGCAGCTTGAACAGTTGCTACATCTGCCCCAAGTTTAAAACCGCCAATAGCAGCCTCAAACGGACTCTGCACATCTACAGCGTAGTTAATTGGGGCTGGTAATGGGTTAATAGTTGCCATGATGTAATCTGTTAGAACGGATTTGTATTAGGGCCAAGGGGTACTCTTGAACCACCTGAACCACTCTGAAAACCAAACATTTGTGCAGGCAAGTTTAAGAATTGACCGTAAGCCCTTGCTTCCCCAAGTTGCCCACCAGCTAGGGCTGCACCTTGGTTTGCAAGTAAGTTAGAAATATTTGTAGCTGATGTTCCAGTAATATTGCCAATATTTGCAGCTGATGTTCCAGTAATATTGCCAATATTTGCACCTGTTGCAATACCCTGTGCGCCAACACCAGCCGCAGAAGATTGACCAACTTTTAATAAGTTTGCTTGCGTCTCTCGACCAATATCACTGAAACCACCAAGCCTGCCATACTGCCGTTCAATTTCTTGTTGAAGCATTTGAGGTCTGAATTGCGCCAATGCAGCTTGTATATTTCCACCCCTTAACCCGCCAGTTGCTGATGCTCTTTGCAAAAGAGCCTCTTCACCAGCTTGCACAGATGCTTGATAACCGCCACCCTGCTCAATTTGTGCAATCGCTTGCCTTTGTCTTTCAGGGCCAAGTAGACCAGCTAGTGCCTGTTGTTGCTCAAACGCTTTTGGTCCAGCTTCTGCATAGCCTTTAATTCCTTCTATAGCTGGTACACCAACATCTACATAGGGTTTTAAAATGGCTTGCAGTGCATCAAACTGTCTGCGCTGTTCTTCAATAGAAGCTTTTGCGGCAGCAGTTTGTGCTTCAATAGAAGCTTTTGCGGCAGCAGTTTGTGCCTCAATACCAGCTTGACTTGCACCAGCTTGGATACTTGCGGCTTCAGTCGCTGCATCAGCTTGCATACTGCTGCTTAAAAAACCAGCGCCTACTGTCAGGGCTGTGCTTATATCAGGCATTGCCAAACTCCTTCATATAATCTTCAAAAGTTTCGCCATACAAAGCCATCACATGGTGACCGTGAAGTGTGGCAAAAGCAGCACCATGCACAAGCGAAACAGCCATCAAAATTAAATCATAATAACCAGCACGCCACATAAAGGATTTGGCATTTGCTAGACCATCCCGCTCTGCCTTGTCTGAGGCTTGCCACTTGAGAATCATTGTTGCCAGCAAAGGGGTTAAATGATGGCTATTTGCAATAAAAAATGCATTCTGATGCATACCCACCAGCGTGTTCCAAATGGTGGCATTTAGGTCTTTTCGCTCTACTGGGTCACCATCCGCTACATCATCAAAGACTTGAATTGCGTCATACACCATCAACAGCCATTCAATGGCTGGCTGGGGCAGCATAAAAACCTTTGTCAGGTTCTCTCGCAGTCCATCGGTCATGCACAACTCCTATATAGGGCAGGCCGCTGGATGCCATAACTCAGCGGATTGATTTTCGCACAAATTGACAAAAGGTCAATATTCTTCCTCTTCTTCATCTTCCCAAGCCTGACAAACCCGCATATCGTTGCAGATAAAGTTCAGCTTTTTGCAATGCCCACGATAACCGTAGCCTGTGTCATATCCAGCCATCGGGATGCGTTCAATTCTGACTTGGGTCATCAAGCTGTTGTCGTAATAGCCACAATTTGAGCAATGCTTGCGCCTTGCATCTTTGGCATCACACTGCATGGCCTCTGCCAATGAATCATAAAATTCAGGGTTTGACTTTGGGTCGTTGCTGGGTTCTTCAGGCCCATAGTGCCAATCTTTCACTGCAATCAGGAAATTGGTTTTATTCTCC